ATTGTCGTCATTCCAAGGTTTTCCCTGAAACACCATCTTCTTAACGATTTCCATAAACTCACCACCTTCAGCACTAATCCCAACAGCAGCAGTGGTAAGACGATTAATATTGGAACCCTGTTTATCAAGAAGTTCAAGACTGGCAATAAACGATTTATAATCTTTACTGGGATCGGATGTGACACCATCCACGAAATTAAGGTACTTATCCAGGTCAACTTTTTTTGGTAAATCTTGGACTATTGGTTTTTCTTTTTTATTAAAGATGTTTGATACAACACTTGGTAAATTAATCATTAGAATTTAAATTCAGCAAAAGATGTTTTAGGTTTCTTTTCTTCAATATTATACCCTTCTTCGTGTCCACTGTCAACTATATCTTCTTGTGCTTTTTGTTCACAGTCATATAATCTCATTTTTGCACGATCAATACCAACAACAAATCTCTTAAACAATGTAGGATCATTATACCTATTCTTCAATTGTTTAACCATGATTTGATTTAACCCTTCCAACTCCTCAGTACTAATAAGAGCAAACATGAGATCAGCAGTGGCAGGAAGCCCGAAGGATTCAGATGTGTCAGTGAGATCAACATCGCTACTACCAAAACCACTACGAGTAGTCTGGGTAGCCGATACAATAGGGAGATTAGTTTCAACCGCAAGACCCCTAAGCTCTTCAGCAATGGCTTTAATATATGAGTATGAATTAACACCACTATTTGCTCTGTATCTGGACGACGCACAAATATTTAAATAATCTATGAATATTATATCAGGTTTAAAAGATTTTTTCAATGCAAGTTCATTAAGTAAAGTTTTAAAATGTCCTGAATGAGCAGATGCAGTAGGATACTCTTTTATAATTAATGTTCCTTGAGTCTTCTTAGATAATGCAGTTACCTTATTCTCAAACATAGGTCTAGGTAAATCTGTAATATCTTGTATGTTTACATTTAAAAGATTAGCATCAATTCTTTCAGCAATTTTCTCCTCAGCCATCTCAAGCGTGATGTATAATACGTTCTTGCCTTGGAGTAACACACTACTTGCGACATGACACATAAACAAAGACTTACCAACACCAGTGCCAGCGAGAGCAATATTGAGTGTTTTATTTGGAAGGCCACCCTTTGTAATCTTGTCAAAATATTCTAAATCAAATGGAATTTTGTCTTCTTTTCTATGATAAGATTCATACCTACCTTCATAATCTTCAAGATAATCATGTCCTATATTATTATCAAAGGATACAGAAAGTGCATCAGATAATATTGATGGAATAGCATCACGATTTTTATTATCATCATTTCCGTCTGCAATATGTATAGATTCCATAAGTGCAAGATAGATTGCTCTATCTCTACACCATTTCTCTGTGCAATCTAATAACCATTGATGATCTACAGGAGAATCGTTTAAAGAAGTATTGATTTCTCTAATACCCTTAACTTCCTCTTCTGTTAAATCAGTACGATTTTCAACTTCAATATTTAAAGCTTCTATCGTTATAGCAGATCCATACTTAACAATAAAAGAAGTTATCTCCTCAAAGATAACTTTCTCTGATCTTTGTTCAAAGTATTCTGGTTCAATAAAAGGTATAACCTTTCTAGAATAATCTTCACTGAAGATTAAGTTCCTGAGAATTGTAGTCTCAAGTCTTTCCATAAGAGAATACCGATTTTGCTATTTTATCTAACTTACTCATTATATCATCTGTAAAATACTGTTGTGGATTCTTTAGTATTTCTTTACCATATATTTTCTTTCCATCTATTTCATATCTACCAGCAACATTTTTCCACATACCACCATACTCGCCAAGCTCCAATAGACCGTAATAACGATCTAATCCTCTTTCATCATAGTAAAGGCGAATTTCTACTTGTTGATTTTCTCTAGAGAGCCTTGACTTTGCCGTCTTAGCTTTAATAATGTTACCAACAACTTCCGTCTTATCCTTTTCCTTTTTCTTTGAAAGATAAATGATTGTACTGCTGGCATATTTGAGACCAGAGCCGCCTCCCATTTCTTTAGTAGGGACATAAGACCCGATGACATCATAGGTGTGATTTGTGACTATTAGTGGAATATTTGCTTGACCAAGCTTGAGAGTAAGCATTCTGAACGCTCCCTTTACAAGTTGAGATTTGCTCATGTCTCTTACTTGTTTATCATCCAATGCGTCACGAATTTCTTTCTCCGTAGAAAGCATACCTAAAGAGTCTAACACAAACATACATGGTTTGCGTTCATCTTCAGATTTTTTTAAGTATATATCAACTGCTTTGAGTGCCTTACTTCGGAACTCTTCAATTGTTACAACATTAACAACTACAACTCTATTTAGATCAAGTCCACGGGATTCAAGTAATCCTTTATTAACAGCAGCTTCAGTATCGAAATAGAGACAGTAACCATCAGGATTAGAATCCAAAAAGTTCTTGACGACAGCAAGGGAGAAAAAAGTCTTACCAGTACTGCTTTCACCAGCGATGGCAGTAATCTTATTACTAGAAACACCACCATAAATGGAACCCGAAACCAATCCATTAAAGATATATGATCCTGTGTCGATGAATCTTTCTTCTTCTTGGATGTCTGCTGCGAGTTGGGTGTAGTCATCCCCTATTTCTTTTACTATTTCTTTAAGAAAGTCCATCATATACCTCTTTCAATTTTAAATAAATGTTATGTTTAAAGTCTCTTTTGTTCCAATCCCAATGCTCCTTATGAGTAGCATCAACAACTTCAAAAAATTCTTCTTTAGTTAAATCAAGTTCAATCTTCATTTTACGATCTTATGATAAACTTCAACGTATGATTCACAGTTAGGACATGATAAATTTGTAACTATATCATACTCCATGTCTTCATAATCGTCAAGGTCATGATCACCTCCCCAGATTAGTTCGGTGTTACAGTGCCAACAATTCATTAAATTACCATTCCATGCTGTTCACGAAGTATTTTCTTATAAGGTCCATCAGGGTTAGCATCCCTAACTTCCTTAACAAGTTTCAACTTCTCATATAAAGATTTGCATTGAGGTTCACCTGTATTCTTACGACACTTCCATAGTGCAGTAACAATATAAGCAAACTCTTTATCATCAATTGGTAGATCCATTAGATTTCACACTGTTTAGTTTTAAATTAAGTTCCCTATCACTTCTAACACTTTTTAGAAGATGATATAATCTAGCATCACCGCCAAGTGCAAGAGCATTGACTATTGTATCTAAATCTTTGTCTGTGATAGGTAATTCCATTAGATGAAAAACGATTCTAAGTTTGCGGTTTTTTCAACATTCCAACCAACTGCATCAAGAATAGCTTTGACTGGTTTCACGAAACTCTTCTCGAATTGTAAGTCATAATCAATGTATTTGTCAAGTCCTAATTCCACAGGAAAATCCTGTATGAAAGAAATAACATCTTCGTGAATAATGTTTGGTTCTTTCAAATAAATGAACTTAACTTTTTCTCCATTGCCGATAAGTGAATACTTATTATTCAACTTATTCTTCTTGATGTAGTGATTGAACAATAATGCACCACGTATATGTATAGGAGTTCCTTTGGAGTAAATTTGAGACTTTGATGACCACTTAATAATATCAGATGCAGTTCTTGGAAATGCAATTTCTTCTGGTGGTAAAGACTTAAATTCTTTACGACACTTATCAACAAAATCAATCACATCATCTTCTGTTGCAGTAATAATTAACTTAAGTGCATCCTTAATCATCTGACGACAAGGTGCAGGAGTTGAAGACTTGATTGCTTCAAGTCCCATAATCTTCATCTTAGGTTGTTCATATCGAACACCCTCACTATCCCATACGTTTAGAATATATCTTTTCTTAGCAGTCCATATACCACGATCAGCAATGTTCTCACGTTTCATGAACATCTTCTGATCATAAGCATTTACGTAGCTGGCCAACGCTTCATAAGAACTCTCAATATAAGGCTCAAATTCATCTTCACACACCTTGTTAAGGAACGAGACAATGCTTTCATTAGTCGTCTCTCTGCTTTTGTATACAGCCTCAACCAAAGGACCCAAATTAAGATAAATGGAATCAGTATCTGAAGCAATAACATAATCAATTTCCTCCGTTTTTAAAATCTTATTCATCTTTCGATTCATTCTATCCTCTATCCAGCGAATAGATACTTGACCTGATAAGGTAATTGCTTCTGCATTAGCAAGTTTATAATACCTGAAGTACTGATTGCCGATAGCACCATAAGCAGAGTTAAGTTGAATCTTCCTCGCCATTTGAATGTTATTACATCTAGCGATCTCTTTTTCAAGAGTCTTTGTCTTCTTCTTCTCATACTGCTGTTTTGCAGTAAGCATTTTTTTCTTAAAGATAGTTCGTTCATTGTAAATCTTCTCCATCAATTCTGGAAGGAAACCACGTACATCCTTCCTATATTGTGCTCCATTAGCACAAACAGCAAACTCACCATCAATCTTAATATCTTGATTTAAGAGCCCCTCAACGCTCGCACTGGGATGTCTAGTCTCCCAGAGGGTTTCTGGACTGATATTGTACTGCATAATAAGATGAGGATACAGGCTATTAAGGTCAAAAGAGACCACCCAATCATACTTTCCTGGAATCGGTTCTTTGACATAAGCTCCTGCGTACTTTGCGTCTTTATCAGATCTTTCTTTTGGTGGAATTGCAATATTCCGTTTCTTTAAATAATTATAAATTATAGCATCCCAAGTACGTACTTGTGAATATACATCTTCATAATTAACCTTAGCGTCATACGCCATAACAATGGCGAGTTCGATAAGTTTCATCTTGTCTTCCATACGGTCAACAAGTTCAACGTCAATTATATTATACTCTACAAACTTTTGCCAACCCTTTGTGTAAAAATCCTTAAAGGTATCAAACTCAGAGTGATCTAATTTCTTCTGTCCTAATTCTACACTAGCAATATAATCCAAACGATATGATTCCTGTGCTTTATAAGTAAACTTCTTATATAAGTCTAAGTAGTCTAACTGTGATACACCACCAATATCATAAGATATATTTCTACGACCAGCAATATAAATCTCATCCTCAGTAACCAATCCCCAAGGTGACATTCTCTTCATTAACTTCTCACCAAGGACTCTTTCAATCCTACGGCACATATATGGAATATCGTATAACTTACTATTCCAACCAGTAATAACTTCTGGAGTATTCTCCTCAATCATCCACCAGTTAATGAAATCAGTTAGAAGTTCATACTCCGTTCTGAATGCTTTGTATATAACATTATCTTGTTTATTATTGAATTCACCTAAACCCCAAGTACGAATCTGTTTAGTAGTATAATCCTGAATAGATATCAGAAGTATCTCCTCTGCAGCAGATTCTACATCAGGGAATCCATTCTCTGACTTAACCTCAATATCAAGTGTAGTTATTTTAATCTGACTTACATCAAACTTTATCTCATCCTCTGGATACTTATCAGAAATATATTGATAGATAAATCTTTCATTCCCGTAAATATTAAAATTATCAATCTCTCTATACTTCTTGATAAACTCTCTACTCTCACGAACAGTACCAGGTTCAATGGCTTCTACAAAATCCCCATTAAGATTTCTATACTTACTCTTCTTTTTTGAATCAACAAAAAGGGTTGGATAAAACTTCTCACGGGTTGCGAAGTGTTTTCCATCCTCGTAACCACGTACCAAGAAGTTGTCTCCAACCATCTGGACATTAGTATAGAATCGCATTATTTAATAAGATCTTGATACTTTTCAAGTAGTGTTGGGCTAGGATCGACTATAGTAAGTATACTATCAGAATGCATCATATATTCATTCTGTGTAGTAAAAGTTAGCCAAGGTTCTAGATAAAACTCACCATCAACCTCATTTAATTTAAATGGGTTAATAAGTTTACAATCTGGTTCTCCTAATTCAGAACCAACTTCAATAATCTCTGTTATCAGAACTTTATCTGTTTTCAGTAGAAGGCACTTTATAGTCCTTTCCATTAACTTTCTCCTCATACATTTTTAATACACTATCTATGGGATCCACGACAGTAACGACCCAATCAGTTGGAACAGCCATCTCTCTATCATTAGATAATAATATCCAAGAACTAAGAGAGACTTCTACTGAATTGTCTATAACATCTTCTTGAACTAAGAAGGGTTTGTTTATTGCAATTTTTTCAGGATCTTTAAAAAGATATCCTACTGGTTTATCTTCTGATAGTAATTCCTTAATATCAGTAACAACTTGCTCACCAGATTTGAGTAAAGCAATCTTAATCGACATACTTCAAATTATTAACCTTTATATTATACCACAACTTTTCCAATTGTCCATGATTTCAAACCATGTCCAGTTATTCTTGAATGAATATCTGTTTCTACCTCTTCAGGAACAACTAAACAATATCCAATACCAAGATTGAATACATTCTTCATTTCTTCTGGTGGGATCTCACCAGCGAGTTGAATCTTAGAAAATATTTCTGGTAAAGGCCACGAATCATAGTTAACATATGGTCGTAAACCCTTTGGAAAACATCTGGGAAGATTCTCAGGTATCCCACCACCAGTGATATTTGCCATACCAAGAATAGGAAATTCATTTAATAAATCCTTTATTAGCTCTACATATATTATAGTAGGATTAAGTAATTCTGGCATTTCTTTAAGTATTATCACCTGTCTCCATAACATATCTCTAATCAAACTAAACCCATTACTATGAATTCCACTACTTTCTATACCAATAATAATATCATTCTCTCGTATTAAACTACCATCAATAATCTCATTCTGCTCCACAATACCAGTACAAAATCCTGCAAGATCTTTAATAGAATCTACCATTCCTGCTCTTTTTGGATGCTCTGCTGTTTCACCACCTAATAAAGAACATCCAGATTGTTTACATCCTTCTGCTATACCATTAACCAATTCTGTTACTAACTCTCCATGTAGTTTTATATCTGACGTACAAATATAATCTAAAAAATATAATGGTTCTGCTCCACAGGTAATCACATCATTCACACACATAGCAACAAGATCAATACCTAT